TTTGGTGGGAGAATATATGCTGTACATTTTAACAACGCATTCTTTTATCGAAAAGACCTGTCAACGTATTTTGAAAATTCCTTTATAAAACAAATATCTGGCACATCTAACGTTGCTGGAGATTTAATAGAATACATAGCCAACTATTCTCTTCTTCCATCAGAAAAAGACTATATCGTAGATTTTGATATCGGAGTTACTGGATATTGGGAAGATTATCAACCCCTTTCATTTTTTGGAAAGTATGTTACTAATGAATATGGAGAAGAAAGCTATGACCTAGACATGCTTCAACTTAATATTGATATGCCAAAGAAATCTATTGTTGACGAAACTCTAACTGAAATTTTGACATACGGTGCCCTAGATTTGCTATATGCAACCTATACAGACTTGTCAAATATTTTGTTAACTGGCTATGCAAATTATCTAGAATTAAAAAACGAGGGCACAGAAGATGCGCCGAATACTAGATTTGATTCAAATGTCAATGCTTTTGTTTCTTTCCAAACAAGTGACGAGGTTGGTAAGAAGTCTTATTCAAGTTTTGTAAACATAAATGATATATCGTACAACAATGTTGTAGAATTTGATAGTTCTAATTATAAAAATACTAAATACGAAGTTGACGACAATACAATAATCTTTCCACCAAAAACACCAGACTTTAAAGACTATTACATAGGCTTGCATCTAGAAGTTAAAATTCGTGGCATTTTATACAAAAACTTGCAACTAAAAAGACTAGAGCTTGCTTCATTGGCCTTTGATAAAACAGCGGGGTATCCAATTGGTACAAAGTATGCAAATGATATGTATCCATTTGCAAGAACAAATTATTTGTTTAATTATAAAAATAAAAATCCCTTTACTATATTTAAAGAAACAGCACCATACCTTTATCTTACAGAATATTCTGGAGTTTATGTAAATCCGTATAATTCAGAATATGAAAGAGGAATCCTTATTCCTATTAATGAAAATAAGGAAGCCGACTACCAGACTGGTGGAATGCAGTTTTGGGGAAGATATCCGCTAGCAACGTTTCCAGAAATTCCTTTTAAAATTGCAAAAATAAAAAGCGATACAGTAGACATTGACTTTTACCTGCAGCCAGAATCTAATAAAACTAGAGCAAAGCTTGTGGCATATGACTACAAAACTGGAAAAGAATATAAAAACTTAATATTTTATCAGGATTCCCATAAAGTAGAAAATCCGATACTTTACCCAAGACAGTGGACTGGAATAAATATATCGCTGCTTGACCCAATAGAGTTTGACAACATAACTGGAAGAATAGAGCTGTATTCTGGAATGGTGTTTAACAATATTGGAGAGTATAAATACACACAGTCAGTAAATGATATTTCTAAGCAATTGTTTAAAAAATGGTGGCAGATTTCTTATAATCCAGAAACTAGCGTAAGTAATTCTTGGCAGGATATAGAAAGTCCTGGAGGCATTGGAACTGAAACGTGGGCCGATGCAACAGCCATCCTAGTTCCAAATGAATACACAATTGATGGAGATGTAGAATATAAAAATCAAGTCGGTCTTTCAGTTTCAGTAACCGAAGATATTTCTACCATGTCTTTGTATTCAAATGGTGCAGATGTATTTACAAATGTTCAATGGGAAGTTTTTGAAGGATCTCCTGTCTAGCATATTTTACTTTTTTGTAGTAAAATATAGCAGACGATTGGAGACAAGTGGCTAGGCCAACAGCATCTTTTTTAACATATGATTTCACTTTAGGAAGCAAGCCGATAGAACCTAATGGTTGTGCATGGTATAGATGTTTTTTGCCTATGAAACAACTTGAAAAAGCAGGATTTGATACTGGAATAGGATTTCCTGGATGGAATGATGATCACGGCTTTGGTCTTCTTATCCCAGACAATAAAGCGGTCCATGGGTGGGATGTTATTGTGCTTAAGCTTATAATGCTTAAGTCCATTGCTTCTAAAATAAAAATAGCAAAAGAGATGGGGCAAAAAATAGCAGTAGACATTGACGATTGGTTTGAAGGATTGTCTGAATCAAACCTTGCATACCAAATGACCGACCCTGAAAAAAATCCCAATAACAATCGTGAACACTATATGTATATTATTCAAAATGCTGACGCGATTATTACATCCACCCCCTTTCTTTATGATTTTTATAAAAATGTCAAGGGCTACGAAAATGTATACATGGTTCGTAATGGAATTGATATAAGTGACTCAGATAGGTGGAAGCAAAGACGTGATCATTCTAGGTGGTTGCCCAAATTTGGTTGGGTCGGTGCGACTCCGTGGAGATCTAACGATCTAGAAACACTAGCACCATTTTTTGGAGATTTCCTAAAAGATAATCATTTAACATTTCACCATTCTGGGGCAATAAAAAATGCAAATGAGGCAAGTAATCAACTCAAAATACCGAAGTCGATAAAAACAACAAAGCAGCCAATGGAAAAAATTAGTAACTATCCAAGCATGTTTAGAAAAATAGACGTTGGGTTGGTTCCCTTAAATGATGTTGGATTTAATCATGCAAAATCTTGTATCAAAGGTCTTGAATATGCGGCTGCTGGAGTACCGTTTATTGCGTCCTGGAGTCCAGAATACGAACTTTTAGAAAGCCAAGGGGTGGGAAGAGTGGCTAGAAATGAAAATGAATGGATGCAGCATATGGAGGAACTTCTTAATCCAAACACAAGGAAAGAAGACGTTAGAAGAAATTTAGAAGGAATCAAAAAGTACCAAAGCATGGAGGTTCGTCGTTCCGAATGGGAAGAGGTAATTTTACAAATAAGAGATCAATAGAAAAGCAGGGCAGAGTGTTGCCACCTTTTGAGATTAGGTTTCTGCCCCGCTTAACTATTTAATAGCAGTTATGTCCTGGATAGTACCAATGCTTTGCACCTTTACCATTTTGCCAAGCGGTATAAAATGCACGATCTTGGTAGTACCTTGACCATTTGTGAATAGGCTTATCAAACAAAGTTCTTAATTCGGCTGATAAACCATCTTTTGTTTTCTTGGATTCCTTCAACATCATCCAGACAAGCCCATCTCTCCATTGAGAGTCCAAGAATTGATAGGCTCCCCGAGCCGAGGATGATCTATTAGCGGCTTTATAGCTAAAACGAGATTCGCGGCGCATAATACACTTGCGACTTCCCTCCCACTTGCTATTAAACCATTTACCACGATACAAAGATGGTTCATAACCCTTCATATCGTAAGCATCATCAGAACGAGCAGACTTGTGCTCCTGACTGATGTATACGACCTTGCTTGTCGTAGTTGGCGATGACTTAGCATTCACCGTGTCAGAGGCGAGTGCAGGGGAAGCAAAAGTTATTGACATTACCACTCCCACAATACCTCCTATCAGTTTCGTTTTCGTCATGTTACCTCCGAACGGCAGCAACTTATCTAGGATACATAATATCTAAAAAAATGTCAAATAAACATAGCAGAAATGTCGCAAATTATTCACTACATGTGACCTATATTATATATATATCTATATATTATATATATCTATATTAGATCTATTCCCTCCCTGACCACCCATCAATGTTATCAGGAGATTTTTTAATTGTCAATAGCTTTTTTAATTTTTTCTATCGTATTTCTTCCTGGGTATACATTTACTCCAGACGAAAGATCATGAAAGTATACACGATTATTCTCATCAAGTCTAGGTACCACCAGTCCCCCAAATTCACTTGTGTCACAACCAGGCAGTTCTAGTGGTTCCTCCACGCCAGCCTTTACTAAATTGTTATAAGTGTGTACCTCTTGAATTGTAATGTGCATCTTGACTCCTTTTAAAGATCTGATAGAATTGTAACCTACATATAATTCTACCAAAGGAAGTGTTTTTATTGTCTCTCATTAACGATAATGGGTCTATAAAAGACCATTACAGAAATTTTATTCATATCAGCCGCTACGCTAGGTGGATTGAAAGCGAAAACAGACGAGAGACATGGGTGGAAACAGTCGATAGACTTATAAACTTCATGAAGTCTTATCTCGTAGAAAATTATGACTACAAGAAAGACGACACCATCTTTGACGATATGCGAAATGCTATTTTAAATCATCAAATAATGCCCTCCATGCGTGCACTTATGACAGCAGGACCAGCACTAGAGCGAGATCATATTGCGGCATACAACTGCTCCTTTATTGCTGTCGATAGCCCAAGGGCCTTTGATGAAGCAATGTATATTTTGATGAATGGGACGGGTGTGGGTTTCAGTGTTGAGCAAAAATATACTGATCACATGCCAACAGTAGCAGAGCAATTGTTTCCAACAGCAACAACTATTGTTGTAGAAGATTCAAAGCTTGGATGGGCAAAGGCTTACAAGGAATTGATTGCACTTTTATACCAGGGGCAAATTCCTAATTGGGATATGTCCAAGATTCGTCCAGCAGGGGCAAGGCTCAAGACTTTTGGTGGTCGTGCATCAGGTCCAGAACCACTACACGCACTCTTTCAGTTTACTGTTGATATCTTTCGCAATGCTGCAGGACGCAGACTAAAGCCAATTGAAGCACACGATATTATGTGTAAAGTAGGAGAAGTGGTTGTTGTAGGCGGCGTTCGTCGCTCCGCACTCATCTCACTATCCAACCTTGACGATTTTGAAATGGCAAAGGCAAAGAGTGGAAATTGGTGGGAAACAGAGGGACAAAGAGCACTAGCAAACAACTCTGCCACATATAACATGAAGCCAAATACGGCGCAGTTCCTACGAGAGTGGAGAAATCTCTACGAATCAAAATCAGGGGAAAGAGGTATTTATAACCTTGATAGCGTTCGCAAGCACATTGATAGTTTTGGTCGCCGCGATTCTTCTAAGGTAGCGGGAACAAATCCTTGTGGAGAAATTCTTTTGCGTCCTAATGAATTTTGTAATCTTACAGAGGTTGTTATTGAGGCAGATGACACAGAAGATAGTCTAAAGAAAAAGGTTGAGCTTGCTTCCATTTTTGGAACCTGGCAATCAACTCTTACTAATTTTAAATATATTCGTAAGTCATGGAAAGATAATTGCGAGGAAGAAAGACTCCTTGGGGTTTCACTCACAGGAATTTATGGAAGCAAATTAACTTCTACAGGTACAACAAAATTGGCAAAACTACTTGACTCTTTGCGTGAAACAGCGGTTGAGACAAATAGGGTTGAGGCAGAAAAACTTGGAATCAACCAGTCAATGTCTGTAACTTGCGTTAAGCCTTCCGGTACAGTATCGCAACTAACAGGCGTATCAAGCGGAATTCACCCATGGTATTCAGAATATTACATCAGATCTGTTCGTGGAGATAACAAAGATCCACTAACCGTATTCTTGAAGGATTGTGGAATTCCAAATGAGCCAGATGTTATGAAGCCAAATGACACCACTGTTTTTTACTTTCCAATTAAGGCTCCAAAGGGTGCTACGGTAACAGAAGATATTTCTGCAATTGATCATCTAGAAATGTGGAAGATTTATCGTAATCATTGGACAGAGCATAATCCATCTGTAACCATCAACGTTCATGAAGATGATTGGATGAAGGTAGGTGCATGGGTATACGATAACTTTGATGAAATTGGCGGCGTTTCTTTCTTGCCAGCATCGGAGCATACTTATAAGCAAGCACCATACCAGGCATGTTCTAAAGAGGAATACCAGGAGGCAGTAAAGAAAATGCCAACCAATATCCCCTGGGAAATGCTCACAGTTTATGAAACATCGGACGGTACTACTGGATCGCAAGAGCTAAGTTGTGTTGCAGGATCTTGTGAAATAGTTGATATTGGTGACCTAGCGGTTGCTCAAAACTAATTGAGTCGGCCTAATTATGGTACAATTGTTGACATGAACTCTTCCGAACCAAGACTAAGTGTAATAGAAAAGCAGGGAGAGCATGGAATATATGTTTGGAAGCTGCCAAATGGTAAGCTAGCTGGTGACGGCAATGGTAATGTAATGAATATTCCTGCTCGTAATGGTGATATTGAGGCTATATTAAAGATAACCAAGGCTGCTGCTTATTATGGAATTCCAGACGGAAAGCCAGAGTTTAAGGCTGGAGTAAGAAGAGTCAGCGATGAAGAATACTCAGAACAAATAGACAGAATGAGGGAAGGATACATTCCTAGCGAAACGGATCTTGGCGCGTGGAATGATGCAGCAAAGGGGATTAGTGCACATGGAGAATGATTACGATGGTAGAGCAAGAATTGATAATCCTCAAATAAGCAAGGTTACAAAATCTGACCCCTTCAATGTTGATGGAGAAACGTTAAAGTCTTATAGTGGTATTCACCCAAACTTTAAGCGTCGTGTGTCCAGACTAAACAAGGTATGGACTGGAGATGATGGGGCAAAGTCAAAGCAGTTAATACCAGATATGGATATTGCAACCGCTTACGGACTTTTTGATGTTATAGTACCGCCCTACAACCTTGATGAGCTTGCTAATTTTTATGAAACAAATTTTGCCAACCACGCAGCAGTAAATGCAAAGGTGTCAAACATCGTTGGTCTTGGATATCAACTAGAGCCAAGTAGTGGTTTAATGGACAAGATTGAAGAGGCATCTGATGACCAACAAAGAATGCGTGCTCAAAGAAAAGCTAACAGAGCAAAGTCTATGGTTATGGAGTGGCTAGATGACTTAAATGATGAAGACACTCTCACACATGTTTTAGAAAAGGTTTATACAGATGTAGAGGCAACTGGTAATGGATATATTGAAATCGGTAGAACAACTTCTGGAGAAATTGGTTACGTTGGTCATATCCCATCAACAACTATTCGTGTAAGAAGAGAACGTGATGGATATATTCAGATCGTAAATCAGCGCACCGTATTCTTTAGAAACTTTCAGCAACCAAACACCCCAAACAATGTAACTACTGACCCTCGCCCAAACGAGTTAATTCATGTTAAAAAGTACACCCCTCGTAATAGCTATTATGGTGTTCCAGATATTCTTTCTGCAGCAACCTCCCTAGTGGGAGACACCCTGGCGGGTAGATACAACATTGATTACTTTGAAAATAAGGCTGTTCCAAGGTACATTGTTACTCTTAAGGGAGCAAAGCTAAGCGTTGATGCAGAAGATAAATTGTTTAGGTTCCTACAGTCAGGATTAAAGGGGCAGAATCATAGAACGCTCTACATTCCATTGCCAGGAGATACGGGGGACAACAAGGTAGAGTTCAATATGGACCCAATTGAGAACGGCATTCAAGAGGGTTCTTTTGAAAAGTATCGAAAGTCAAATCGTGAAGATATTCTAATGGCTCATCAAACACCAATTTCTAAGGTAGGTGGCGGTCAAGGAATGTCTATTGCGGCAGCACTAGCATCTGATCGTACATTTAAAGAACAAGTAGCAAGACCAGCACAAAGAAGTTTAGAAAAGCTTGTTAACAAAATTATTAAAGAAAAAACAGATATGTTTAATTTTAAGCTAAACGAATTTACGCTAACAGATGAGAATACACAAAGCCAGATTGATGAAAGATATCTAAAGACTCAGGTAGTTGTTCCTAATGAAGTTAGAGAGAGAATGGGGATGCCCGTTCGTGACGGAGGTCAGGCACCAGTTGAATTAACGGCGCAACAAAGAGCAGAATCTCGTGCACAAATTACAGGGAACAGAGAAAGAGATACACAAAGACAAAACAATGCAACTGATTCTTCTACCACAGAAACTGGAAGAAATCCAGGTGGAGAAGGCAGATCATCACAATAATTTATTAAATTGTGATAAAATACTATAAATATAGTATATAATGGATTTGATATGGCTACATTTGAAAAAGCTTATTGGAGTACAGACGGCAACAACATTTCCGTTCGTATGCCGATTTCTAAGGTAGACAAGGAACGACGCATTGTTTCTGGATGGGCTACCACAGATAGTGTTGATAAGCAGGGCGATGTTGTAAACGCTGATGCATCAGCTAAAGCATTTGACGAGTTCCGTGGCAATGTTCGTGAGCAACACACCCCCCTTGCCGTAGGAAAAGTAGTATCTTTTAAGCAAGAAAAGTATTACGATAAGAGCACAGAAGAGTTTTACAATGGCGTTTATGTCGATGTTTATGTTTCTAAGGGTGCCGAAGACACCTGGCACAAGGTAAACGAGGGGATTCTTACTGGATTTTCAATTGGTGGAAGCATTAATGACTCAGAAGAAATGTATAACAAGCAACTAGATAAGCCAGTTCGTGTTATTAAGGACTATGATCTTTATGAGCTTTCTCTTGTTGACAATCCAGCAAATCCAGATTCAAACATAGTTTCTGTACAAAAAATAAACTCCTTGGAAAACAATGT